CACCGTATCTGGACCAAAAGATAGCCCTCTATTCACCAGATACGGGGCATACTGTTTTTCTGACCAGTCATCAACGATCAGATCATCTTTAGAATGACTTATTGAATTTATAAAATCGAACGGCGAAATAGCAGGAGATTTGTACGGTGCTTCCTCTACCTTCTCTTCTTTTTTTCCAAAAATATCATTTATATCCATAGCATTCTAATCAAGCCGAAAGTGTCGATGGAGACAAGAAGTAAATAGTTGGCGAGCATTCCAAATGATTGCCTAGTGTAAGCAGCCCAAGCGTACATAGAACAGCCAACGATCCAAAGAGGATAAAGAACGAGAAGCGGCGGATTGGGGACTGTAACTGCCATTGCAATTGAGCAGCCAATACTAATCCCCCAAGCAACAAGCTCGATAGCAAAACGTACAGGATAAGAATTCCAATCATCTTTTATCCATTCGAAAAGGTTGTAGAATAAGTCATTCATTTGATCTCCACTGACGCCATTATTTCTGTTAAGCACGCCACTAGGTTTATTTCCTGATCCGCAACAAACGCTGACTTATACTGATAATCAGCGATGGTTAAGACTAGCTGAGGTACCTGACTAGTTAACGGAACAAATGTATCGTAAATTTTCCTAAACAATGACTGCGGATCATTATCGAGATTATTTACAACCCACGATCTCATTTTCTTCCAGTCTTTTTCTTTCACAGACTGAACAAGATCTTTCATATTAGCATCGCTGAGATTAACCAGGATACCTTCATCAATAGATCCAGATTGACTATAACGCTGCAGCTCGTTTAATGTTCTACGAAAATCAGGAAAGTACTTTTCTACAACCTTAGCTACTACTTTCTGGTCAGAGGTAATACCTCTTTCTTCCAGAATACTTGTAATGCGCTTGAAGAACTCACCTGCTAGTACTGGCTTCTCTTTATTAGGAATCTTAAACTCAACTACCGCACATCTAGAGTGAAGTGGCTGAATAATCCTATTCTTAAAGTTACAGGTAAAGATAAACCGACAGTTATTAGCAAACTCTTCAATAAAGCCGCGAAGAGCCGGCTGTGTAGAGTTAGGATTGAGGTAGTCAGCCTCGTCTAGAATAACTACCTTGGTGTTGCCCGTAAATGATACCGTCGATGCAAATTGCTTGATCTTGGTGCGTAGGACGTCGATACCGGACTCTTCAGAGCCGTTAATAATAATGTAATCGGAATTAAGCTCTTCACAAAGGGCTCTTGCTACAGTAGTCTTACCTGTACCTGCTGTACCACACAGCAGCATATTTTGTATTTCGCCATTCTTAACTAGATTGCTAAAATACTCTTTCTGTTGCTTAGGTAGAATACACTCATTAACTGTTCGAGGCCTGTACGCCTCGACCCACAAAAATTGTTCGCTCATAAAACCTCATAATTAAACGACAGAACCAGGCTCACACGCAATCCAATATTGCAACTGCCTGGACTCATGCTTGAAGTGCAAGAACTTTGCTTTACCGTTAGCAGTCTTGGCTACCGATACTTCATATGCATCTGGAATGACCTTCAGATTTTCTACCGCAATAAAAACATCAAAATTATCAAATGATGTACCAAGCGACTTCTTAAAGTTACTAGCTGTATCGTTTTTTCGATCGCTAACAGAAAGTGTCACCGCTTGATTCTTATTTGTAATCGAAATAGTCGGAGCTCCAGTAATCGCAGCAGCTTTCATAATCATCTGAATATCATCAGATGTCATCTTAAACTTATATACATCGACATGCTCGATTTCACCAGCTGGGGCACCGGTTACAATTTCTGGGTTAGAATAATAATACTCGAACTTACCCGCGGGGCTGGTAACCGTTAAGCATTTATCCCCAAATTCAATCTCCTGCCCGTCGACCAATGTAAGCATAGCCAGCATAGAGTTGAGATCATAGATTGCAAACTCATTCGGAATAGTTTCCTTGATTGTTGCTTTTGCAAAAACATTCTTCGCATTAGAGATAGTGCTAACAGCATCACCTTGCTTGAATACAATGTTGGTATTAATCGAAGCAAAGTTCTTAAAAAGACCTAAAGTCTCGTTACTAAATTTCATAAGCGCCTCATCATAAAAATATGGTCAATTATAGTAGCTTTTGTTCAACAGTTCTACTGTATTTCTCCTCACAATATTTGCGTTCTTTTTCTTCCAGCTCTCTAAACTCTGGTTTAAGAAAAGCTGAATCGTCATGCTCTCTGAAACAGACTAAAACATCATTTATAAAAATTGGATCACCGTAATGATAGTAAGAGCGATAGAAATACTCACCATCGACTACCCAAAGTAAACTTTCGTCCATTTCAAGTGCGCAGTCTCTTCGCACAGCATAGTTAGACGGATTACCTGTAGTGTTGTCTCCGTTCACATATTTGTTACCATACCAGGGTTTTCTGAAATCCCAGAACCTTGTTCTGTCTTGATTACAGTGACCGAAACCTGCAATTAACCACTTACCGGGGTGATTATTAAAAGCGTAATCTATTTTTTGTAGAGCGTTAGAATCTAGAAAAAAATCATCCATGTATAGTAATTTTACTATGTCGCCCTTTGCATAAGGTATAGCATGGTTAACGTTATTAGCTGCGTTATTCTTACCGCTGGTATTTTTTACATATGTAATATCGTACACATGGCGAAAGGTATCTACTATTTGCTTTAAGTTATCACCTTCACTTTGATCAGAAAATACTATTTCAAAATCTTTATGAGATTGATAAAAGAACTGAGAGAGAAACTCTACTAAGAATCTCTCTGATAAACCATCTTTCATGGTGTAGATGGGACATACAATTGAGATTTTAGACATAACTACTCGCAAATATATCCACAGCGCGCTCCTTTAACTGTAAGTATTGCTTATCAAGCTCTTCCCTAGTAACAATGTGCTCCCTACCGAATCCTTGAGCCTTGTCACTTTCTGGAATACGGGTCTGCACCTGCAATTTTCTTCTTTTCAGCTCTTCATTATAAGGTGCCCAACCATACCATAAGACCTGTAAGGCTTCATTATCATAGGACTCGTAATGTCGCCCCAGCGGGTACTCTACCTCTTTCTTATTGTGAATGCATCTTGAACGACGTAGTGCAGAGCCACCTTCGTTGTAAGGTATTCCAAATCTTTTCTGATCAATTAAAGGTAAGGAATAAGTTGCCTGGGTATCCGGAGCATCATCAACCATAACCGAGCAGGGAATTTTTAGTTCTTGATTTTGTTCCTCATTAAGCACAGAATAATCACCCACAAGAAATTCTGTTACATTAAGAGTGATTTTCCAGCCCGGTATCTGCCTTTCATACTGTATGACTTCTCTATCACACATTCTAGCATCAAACCAGTCGTTAATAGAGTCAACAACTTTCCATTTAGGGCAAATATCCTTAATAATCTCCACTGACCGATCTGTCGACCCGTAATTAATAAGCACACCCCAGTCGAAATGTTTCTTATGGTGTTCTAACCACCAGGGTAGAAGATACTCTTCGTTAAAAAAATGAGTTAAAATAGTCTTACGCATAAACAATCTCTACGTTAGGAAAATATCTTATATACTTAACACTTGTATTTGTTAGCCCGCTTACTTTAGTCTTAATTTCATCAAAAAAATTCCATGCAAGTGGTACGATGTAAAACGAATCTTTTTCTTCTTTAAGCTTATCCGGGGAGACAATAGGAATGCGAGAACCAGGGGTATACAAGCCATGCTTGAGCGGGTTATCATCTACAATGTAGTCAAGTTTAAATTCAGAAAAGTTTAGAAACGTATTACCTTTTGCAGCAGCCCCATACCCAACTACTCTATGTCCTCGTTGCTGTAGATCAGATATAAGTTGTGCGGTATCCTCTGCAATACGTCTGCAATGCAATGCGTATTGAATCATTGCTGTGGTATCTAAAGTACCTTCCCTGGTCTGAAATTGTCTAGATTGATCCGGTCCCCATTTAGATAGAACAAACACAAAACTGTTACCATGCACCGGGGTTTTAATTATATCTTTAACATACAAACCTGCTCTACGAGCCAAATATTCCATTGACCGTATCGAGAAGAAGGAAATATGCTCATGATAGATGGTATCGAATTGATTATTCTTTACCATATCAGCCTGAGATGTCTGAACAAAAAGCACCCCGTCATGCTTCATCATTTTTTTACAAGTCTCAAGAAACTCTTTAGGGTACGAATTATGAGCAAATACGTTCTGCGCTATTACAACATCGAATTTGTAATAGTATTCTTTTTTATTCTCTAAAATACTATCACTATAATAGTCACAAATCACTTCGTGATTTTTTGAACTTAGCTCGTATAGATTTTCTGCAGGATCTATGCCATGCGTTTCATACCCTGCTTCTTTGAAAGCATCCAACTGGGAGCCGTCATTACATGCTATATCAAGTACAACTTTCCCGTCAGTGTATCTCTTTGTTATACTGACAAATTCTTTAAAATAATCTCTTAAAGTGTTTGATGTACCACTTACGTAGAGATAATTCTTAAAAAGAAGATCAGGATCAACTGCATGTGTTAGTTGTATATGAGTACATACCCCACAGAAGTTAATTGCTAGCGGAAAGGTTTCTTCTACTTCATCTTGAGTTTTAAGATAGCTGTTAGCTAGCGGCTGCTCGTTTAGATCTAAAATTTTTACTAATTTAGAGCTGTCGCAACATAAGCACTTATCAAGCCGTTTCATATTCTGCATTAATAATCCTCTCAAGTTCAGCTCTTGAGCTGCTATTCCACCTTCTGTGCGAACCGGCAACGTAATGCACTCCCATCATTTCACTATTTTCATTTTTAAAAAAGCCTGTACCATAATCTTTTGCATCATTCTGCCAATTCATTGTTTTAATATTATTATCTAAAATATACTTTCTTATTTTAGATCCAACCTCAACGAAACCCGAAGCACGATTTTGACTTACATCTTCTTCGGTAACTATCCAAGAAGCAGAGCGTGCTAGGTTAAGATCGTAATAAGCACCAAAGCAGCAAGGAATGTTTTCAAAATTTTTCGGATTAATATTTACCCACGCTGCAGTATCCTTTCCGTCATTATACTCACACCCGACGGCTTTGTACCCTTCAGAAAATTTATTCTGAACATAAGAATGTATATTCTTATTAAGAATGAAAAAATCTGAGTCTATTATACCTACAATTTCAGATGTACAAAATGTCAAACCGTAATCTATGGCCCGACCATGTGATACCCCATCAAATGTGGGCTTACTTTCTAAAGGTAGAATGAGATGCTTTGCACTGTTAAGTATAATAGGTACTTTTTCACCGTCGGGTGTATTATCTACGATAACCAGACGATACTGATCAGGCTTAAATCTTTTTTTAAAATTATGAGCTTGAAGCTCAAGAAGATCATAATTTTTATAAATTACAATAACGTAGTCAATCATCTAAGTAGGCTATGTATTGGTTTCTATTTACTATTTTAGGAGACTTGTTTTTATAGCATTCTAAGACATTGTCTACAATTGTATGTATATTGTCTTCAAAATCAAATTTATTCATACTTTTAAAATAGGTAATATCAATTGCAAAATTATATGCCCCTGGTGAATTACCCTTATCGATAACATCTACTTTAACATGCTCTCCTACTGTTTTTGATATCTGGTCAACTGTAGAATTAAAGGACGCGATATTGTAAATATCATACCTAGGTGCCACTGTGATTAAACTATGAACCGCTCTAGATAAATCTCTTATTGACAATATTGGACGTTTTATGTGCTTGTTTGTAACTTCAATATATCCCTCGGTTAAGGCAGTGTAGACCATAGCATTAATCATTAGATCTCTTCGTATAATCGAAGATCCCCCATTAACAGTACCGAATCTCAACCCGTAAATTTTTTTACCTTCGTAAATATACTTTGAGGCTAGCAAGTCTAAGCTAACCTTTGTAAGATCATAGTTATTAACGAAATCTACACTTATTTCATCTTCAGTATATAAATGACTGACATCTTTATTACCATAGACAGACGCGCTACTTGCATATATTAACGTTTGAGCGGGTGCAAGCTTATCTACTAAATTCTTAAAATTACGCACATTATTACGCCATGGGGAATCTAACGGCCCTATGCACATTTGTACGCTTGAGTGGCCAGCAAGTAAAATAATATGAGTAAAGTAACTTAAAAAAACACTATCTAGTTTATTATAATCGTTTTTTCTATTACCAAAGGCAGTTACATCTACATCTCGAATTTTTAAAAAATTAGTAAGGTAAGAACCTACGTAGCCTTCACCCCCTATCACCAATACTTTCATTTACTAAACCTATTTAATACATCAACAATTTTTTCACAATCTTCTTTTGTTAGCCACCAGCCGTTTGGTATGCAAATTTGAGTATCGGTAAAAGAGTCGACACCCGGCAGCGCATCTTCACTAAACTGTATGGTGCTACTGTACGTATCATTTCTAAAATGCACCGGGCTACTAGCAATACCATTATCAGCCAAGTAATTAGTTAGCTTATCTTTTAACCCAGCTTTAACATGCATGCTAAACAACCAGTAAGAACAAGTTTCATCCCACTTAGGGAAGAACAGCAACGGGTTGTTAATATTCTCACAATAAAATTTACTGTTAAGCCTACTTAGGTTGACGGACATATTAGCGTGAGGGATATTTTCTACACCAATTGAAGCATTTACGTCATTCATATGGTATTTAAACCCGACACGGGTAATATTCTGAGTACATCTAAAAGATTCATTCTTTGTCCTATCTAGACCATACCACCGTAAAATTCTAGCGTCGTTTTCTTTTTCCGGTGGGCAGATTAACATACCACCATCAGCGGTGGTTAAGAATTTAATTGCCTGGAAACTATAGCAAATATAATCTCCGCGCGCCACATCTTTATTAAGAAAGGAATCCCAGGTATGAGCAGCATCTTCAATTACGGGTACACCAAAACTCTTAAGTGTTCCGTAGTCTGCAAACTTACCTGCCCAATTTACTGCAATAATAGCTTTTGTTTTATCGGTAACCAGGTTCGAGACAGACTTAGGGTCAATAAGACCGGTAACTGGGTCAATATCAGCCCACCGAATACGCGCATGTCGGTGAATAGCACCTACATTAGACGCAAAGCAAGTCTGAGGAGAAGCGATAACCTCATCCCCAGGCCCTACGCCACATAGCTCCAGAGCAAGATCAATAGCTGACGTACAGGAGTTAACCGTAACTGGTCTAGTCTTGGTTCGAAGGCAAGCCTGTAACTGATCTTCAAATTGCTCTACAACAGGTCCCTGACCAACAAACCCAGATTGAAGAACTTTACCTACCGCTTCGTTTGCGGTAGCCGACATCTTAACTTTAAATAACGGAATCATAACGATACTCCATGGTATAGATGTTGCCTATGGCACCTGTCATAACAAAGTTAAGAGATTCATAGGTTTTAAGTGCCCGAGTATTGGTTTGTAGTACTTCAAGTCTAATTGGCAAGGACTTATGGCACTGATCAACAAGGAACTTAAAAAGAGTCTTACCTAGTCCTTTATCACGGTATCCAGGAACCAAACCCCCTGTTAAAAGAAATTCATACTCATTTTTATGAATGACACCGAACCCTGCATCTACTGCTGCAACACCATGTTCAATAGCATATGCAATATACAGTTCATACTTACGATGAGCGGTCTTAAACCATTCTTGCTGTTGTTCTGGTTCAATATAGTCGGTGCTTCTAGTCATAAACTCCCGGCATTCATTTCGAATGGTTCGAAGAATTTCTGCTTCTGCCGATGTCGTCACTCTTTTAAACACTAGGTGCGTCATAGAAAAACATCCTTAAATTTTTTCATCACAGATTCGGGCTTGAATTCGCTAACTCTTTTTGACCAGTCCTCGCTCTTAGCAAAAGAATCAAGGCAAGAAAGCATCTGTTTCAATTCAATGCTATTATTATATAATGTACCGCTATTTTTTAACATATCTAAATGGTTTCTATCGTAACCATTATTCCAGGCAAAAACGGGTTTGTTAAAAGATAAAAATTCCGCGATTGAAATACCGAAACTTTCTCCGCGGCTTCTCGCATGAAGCATTGCATCGCATGTTTCAATAAAGTTAGCCTTTTTCTGTACATCATGAATTTCATTTATAAACATTACATTAGGATGACTAATAAACGGGTCGGTACCTACAAATAGAAAAACAAACTCATCGGTTTGAGTTACTAGCTGCTCTATAAGATTTTTTACATACGGTATGTCAAATGTAAAGTAACCACCGATTCTACCAATTACTTTTTGATCTGGGCGAATACCTAAATGTTCCCTAAAAGTTTTAGTTGGTTTAGGAAGATTAACGATGTGCGGTACGAAAGGTATCCTACCACCAGACATTTCTTTCGACAGCCATTCCGAAATATATGCGTACTTATCCCCATGCGGCTCATTAAATTGAAAAACTGCATGTACTGCTGTCTTTACGTTGTTAGGTAGGGGCTCTTTGTTACCTGCTCTAATGAAGTATGCAGTGTCAATACCTTCTTTTTCTATTACACCTTCTAGATCACCTTCTTTATACCCAATAACATTAAAAGACTTCTTTAAATTGTCAACAACAACCTGCTCTGAGCCCATGTCTTTGTCGTAACCTAAGCTGTCGTTATAAACTATGACAGATTCATTGCCTAGAATTTCTTGATTGTATCGAGCATAGTCTGTGACGGCGACTGTTGTACCGCGATAGTTCAATGTGTTTGCATGAAATAAAACTCTCATCTAACAATGTTACCTTCATATTTAAAAGTAGTAGCTGGTGTAAAGTTTGACAGATCAAAAAGATTTTCTGTTACTTGATCACATACGCTTACAAACAATTCGATATTTTGAGCCGTACGAGATTGGTAGAGATGGAAGATTGTATTATCAAACACAGTACCAATACCATAATAACCAAGATTGCTCAGTGGCCACAGCCCTTCTTGTGGCTCTTTATAGAAATATGTAGGCATTAAAGATCTGTATCTCAACCCTTGCTCTTCAGCCATGTACGAAATTTCTTCCGCAGTATCCGAACGGCGAGTTTCTGTAAAAGAAGGCTGACCAAGTAAGTTATAAGCTTCTTTGCTAATACAATAAAAACCGGGTGCGGCATAGATATGGCTCTTAGGGGGTATATGATTGCTTACTTGAGCAATACCTACGAACGTTTTGTTTTTACCTGCGTACCTAACATAATCTACAAATTTATTGTTCAAGGGTATGCAATCAGGTTCAAAAAAGATTACCACATCGGATTTAGATTCTTTAAGCACCCATTCCATCCATAACCCGTGATTAGCTCCGTTAAGGTTATGGTAGTTCATTGGAATACTAAAATGCTGCATGACTCGTTTATGAGCATGCAGCATATTTTTATCTACATTATCCCAGTCAAGGGAATGATATTCTATTTTCATAATTTATCCATATAATTGGTGCCCGAGACCGGACTCGAACCGGTACGCCTGTTAGAGCGAGAGATTTTAAGTCTCTTGTGTCTACCTATTTCACCACTCGGGCATATTGGTGCCGGGTAAAGGACTTGAACCCTCAACCTTCTGATTACAAATCAGCTGCGCTACCAGTTGCGCCAACCCGGCTTTATGCTGCTAGTACTTCCTTAAGTCTATCTGCGGCGTAACTTGCTGCAAACGCCTTAGGCTTAACCATTGGAATTACGTTACAAGTACCTCTTATATATCCTACTGCTTGCTGAATCACAATATTAGAATTATAGCGTTCATTAGGATTAATATCCAGATGTATTTGCACTTCACGGTTACCAATACAGTCTTCGATACGCTGGAATAGTTCAGCAACCTTATACACCTCGTTCATAAGACGAGTTGAAGGTCTAGAAGCTTTCCTGTCGTAATCAACTTCTGTTTGTACTTCACCAAAAATTTTACAACCGTGACGTCCGTCAATATGAATGACGATCGCCAATGTGTAATCTGCGTACCATACCTTACCTTTTTTGTAACGCTCGGAATCAGCCCCGATGTAAATCTTGGTCGATTCGCTCTGTTCAGAGATAAATTTTTTAACTTCTTCTATATCTAATGGTTTACGCATATTACACCTCTAACATGGAGCAGGAGGCGGGAGTCGAACCCGTCTATTTCAGTTTGGAAGACTGACGTGTAACCACAAACACTTCACCTGCAATGGAGCGGGTAACGAGACTCGAACTCGTGACATCTTCCTTGGCAAGGAAGTGCTCTACCAACTGAGCTACACCCGCAAAAAATTACCATATTAAAGTGCACCAGCCTGGCCAGCTTTCGTACGCGATACGTTAACGATGCACTTTAATATAGCGACCCATTGTGGGGCAGGTTTCGAAACTGCCATCTGTCTGCGCTCTAACCACTAAGCTACCGTCCCGTTAGGAACGGATGGGATTCGAACCCATGCCTCTCTCATTTTGCCATTAAACTACCACGGGTCATCGGAGTCATGACTTCCGATTACAGTAAAAGTTAATTACTCTCTTACCATATTGAAACACACTGGCACCAGCAACCTGATCAGTGGCGGGGAATCGAACCCACTTTGACAATGTGCTTCAATATGGCATCCCGCTAGGGACTCGAACCCCAACCAACAGTTTTGGAGACTGCTATGCTGCCATTACACCAGCGAGATATATTAACTATTATAATTACTTATGGTGCTGATAGCAAGGATCGAACTTGCGTTACTGCCTTACCAAGGCAGCGTAATACCATTATACTATATCAGCTTGGCACGTCCTAGAAGATTCGAACTCCTAACCTTATGGTCCGTAGCCATACGCTCTATCCAGTTGAGCTAAGGACGTAAAATGGATGCGGGACCTGGAATCGCACCAGGGACTAGAGCTTATGAGACTCTCGAGATACTCCTTCTCCATCCCGCGCTATTGATGGCCTGCCCGGAGGGATTCGAACCCCCGACCAACGGATTAGAAATCCGTTGCTCTATCCAACTGAGCTACGGGCAGATTATTTGGTGGTGATAGGAGGTAACGATCCTCCCTGTCAGGCTTATGAGACCCGCGCATATCCGTCTATGCTATATCACCTTGGTCCCCCGTTGAGGAATCGAACCTCATCCTGGACCTTATCTAGATTAATCGGTTATAAGCCGACCTGCTCTCCATGAGCTAACGGGGGTTAATTATGAAACCTAATCTATCTCCACATTCGCTTGTATAGAACTCATCTTTCCATACTGGTATTATAACATCAGAATTGTGATTTGCAAAATCGTCGTTGTAACGAAAATGCACTTCAATAACTTTTTCCCCAATCACTTCTACATTAAACCATTCGTACCTCAATGAGAGAGGCTTTAGAATAGATGGCAACTCAAATTTGTCAGTTACTTTTTGCCATTTAGAAAATCTATCTAAACGCTGTCTATCATTTCTAAAACCTTCAACAGCTAGAACTTGTTGCCCGTAATGGTAGTCAAAGCTTAAGTGTCTACCTATAAACTTCTCACACCAGAAGGTACCATCGGGTATGTCGTATTCAGTAGGGGTAAGTTCTGTAAAGTATGCCCCGCGACTCATCATCTTAAAATTTACACAGGGTCTTACTACATATGTATTTTTGAAAGGTGGCGGTACACCGGCAGGACCACATATGTACCCTAACTTCTTGGCTAGAACTAACTTATCAATTACCCATAGATCTTCTTGTTGTATTTTATTCCAGTAATCTTTATCGTCCATTTTACCTCCTGGTGGAGAGACAGGGATTCGAACCCTGGGATCCACTTTCGTGAATCGACGGTTTAGCAAACCGCTCCCTTAGGCCTCTCGGGCACCTCTCCTTATTGGCGGAAACGGTGAGATTCGAACTCACGGACCCTTTCGAGTCGTCGCTTTTCAAGAGCGGTGCAATAAACCGGGCTCTGCCACGTTTCCTTTTATTATGTATTGGTGCCAACTAGTCGAATCGAACGACTTTCCATGGTTCTTCAGACCACCGCTATGACCACATCAGCTAAGTTGGCTTGGGGTGTCTAACGAGTACCGACCTCGTACCTACTCTTTCACAGAGAGTAATGCTTCCACTACACCATAGACACCACTGGTAGGGGATAAGGGACTCGAACCCCTGAATGTCGGAATCAAAATCCGATGCCTTACCAACTTGGCGAATCCCCAACAAAAACTGGTCCGAGTGGAGAGATTCGAACTCCCGACCCCATGCTCCCAAAGCACGTATTCTAACCAGACTGAACTACACTCGGATATGGTGCTTCGCGACGGGTTCGAACCGCCGACCTACGCCTTGTAAGGGCGCCGCTCTACCAACTGAGCTAGCGAAGCGTTAATGGTGGATGACCAGGGAATCGAACCCCGTATGCCTGAGGCGGCGGATTTACAGTCCACTGCAGTCACCAATGCTGCTCGTCATCCGGGAACTGGCTCCCCAGCGTGGGATCGAACCACGGACCAATAGATTAACAGTCTACTGCTCTACCGCTGAGCTACTAGGGAATAAAAAAAATTGGTGCCCCAGAGGAGACTCGAACTCCTAAAATTTGGCTTCTAAGACCAACACGTATACCAATTCCGTCACCGGGGCTTTAAGCTTGTAATATATTGCAAATGATCGATAGATGTATCTTCTTTCTTATTTTTATAATCTTTTAAAGTATGCCAGGATTTAACGCATGCTTTGCTTAAAGAGCGCCTTTCCATTTCTCCTCTCCAAGCTTCTACATTTATTTTATTCTGACCTTTACCTACAACTATAAAATTTGTAAAAATAAAAATGGAACCATCTAAATTAAAATTTGATATAATACCATTATGGAGCATTTCATTAATATTATCAACTTCTTTTGGTGTATTACCAGTAAGGTACTTCCAAAATTCTGAATCAGTTCTTTTCGTGTCATAGCAAAACCGCAGGTAAAGATATACTGACCTGTAAAAATCAATCATTTTCTTATTATATTTTTCAACGGAGTGTTCTGATATAAAAGAGGTACAATTATGAAAATGTACAAAATTAATTATTTGGTCTACTGTATGATGAATATTAGTTGCCTCTAGTGGTTCTGCAAAACCGCTAGAAAGACCTACACAAATACAATTCTTTACCCATTGTTTTTTCCAATACCCGCTTTTAAACTTAAGCACTCTACTAGTGTTATTAAGTTTTGAGTTGTAGTTTTTTTCTACAAAATACTCAAATTTCTCAAAAGCTTTTTCTTCTGAAAGAAAATTAGAACTGTAAAGGTACCCCGTTCCCCATCTGTTCGATAACGGTACTTGGAGTATCCAGCCGTCCTCAGTAGCTTCAGAGGTTGTGTAAGGAGGCTGGGTGTTAAATGTATATGGTAAAGGGTTCGGTATACACCTGTCTACGGGCAACCAATCAGACATATCAACCCATTCATTTTCTAATGACTTCATTAAAATGGATTGAAACCCTGAAGCGTCTATAAAAAAATCCCCCTTTATAACTCTTCCATCAGTAAGCTGAAGTTCTTTTATACCCGAATTATCCACTACCACGTTTTCTATAACACCATCAACAATTTCTATTAAATTTTTAAATTTGTTTTCAACAAATTTACCAAATAATGTTGCATCTATGTGTAATGATTGTGGATTTTCTCTAGGATCACCGCACGGTATGCGATTTTTTTCTAGCATATATGACCCGTATGTAGTATAACCGTCATATTGATTGGTATTTATTTCATGAATAA